ACCACATCAAACTGGCTAGCCTGTATTGTCTTTAGCACCCTGCTTAGCTCTTTAGTGCTGCGCACATCGTAATGCTGCCGCAGACTTATGGTTGCCAAATTATGTGGCACATCCCAATTGCAAGCCGATGCACAACGCTCATTCAATTCCCACTCATGCAATTCAAAATCCACATAAAGAACCTTTTGCGGGATAGGTGCTGCCCACTGCAAAAATGGTTTACCTGCCGCCATGCACGATGCCAGAGACATTGCAAAGTGAGACTTGCCAGCCTTGGCAACGCCACCAATTAGCATCTTTGATTTGGCATAAAGCAGCCCGTCAATGATCACATCTGGCCGCCTTGCCTTGGCTTCATCCATTGACCTTGGCCGCCCTTCATTTCCAAAATTTACATTGAATGTTTGCCGTTCAACATTGTTGGCAATCAATTCCTTCAAACCTTCAGTTGTCCAACCTTCAGCAACCGCATCGGCTGCATCCCAGCCTTCTGCCTTGTCGCTTGGCGCATCAATCAGATTGCCTTGTGTGATATCTTGCAATTGCTTTGCCGATTCTCTGCCCGGAGCATCATTGTCTGCCCAAATTGACACGTTCCTGCCTTCCAACACCGCCCAGTCTGATTGATTGATTGCCTTGCAACCGCCAGCCCATGACAGCACCACATGGTCTGGCAATTTGGATGCCAATGCATCTGCCGCCTTTTCACCTTCAACAATGACAACATCCGCGCCGGGCATCTTGTTGAGCAATTCTCCCCGATAAAGCGGCCTTGGCGCATTGAATGCCTGCCACTTCCAAGTGCATCGGCCTGTTTTCTTGTGGCGCATCCAGCTAATTTGACTGATTCGTTTGCTGCCATCTGCCAAATCCCAACGCATGATTGCCCCAACTGGATTTGCCTTTAAATCAGCATATTTGTAAACAATATCCGCTTCACCATGTTCCCAATGTTCTGGCATCTTAGTTTCTGGAATTGTCAAAGCGTGTTCCCAATCTGATTCAGAAACAATTGGCTTGGTTGCTTTCTGCTTCGGATTCATCCGCACAATATTGACAGTTCCCTCTAACTCTTTACCAGCTTCACCTTGTGTAAGGCTATAAACTGCCGCATAAAGTGAGATAAGGTCACCGCCCTTGTCTTCGGTTGCATGATCATACCATTTGCCAGTTGATAAGTTCACGGCCATTGAAGATCCAATTGAACCATCAATGCCCCCAATCCTGTATGAGCCACCCTTTACCTTGCCGCCGGGCAGCCATTCGTTGCAATAGCTTTCCGCGCTTCCAATTAACTTAGCGTTGATCTCATTAAAATCAATTGGGTTTGTAATAATTTGTTGTGTCAGCTTTTCATCTTCATCAGTGGCAATATATTTCATAATTTATTCTTCTTCTTCTTCGGTGTGTTGTTGGATTAATCCGAGCCTTTCAAGGTTCGGGAATTTCTTTGCCCGGCAATCATCAAGCAGCTTTGCCTTCTTTCTGTAATTCTCAAAATTGCCCATTGTTCGATCTTCCAAAGATTCAAAGTATCGCATGAGGCTGGAGGCTTCTCTCATTTCATTTTCCATAGTATCAATGATGTCAATTTTGGTTTTGTTAAAATTATTTTGATGTTGAAATTCAAACATCAAAAGCCTTTTCTTCTGCCATATTCTGCAAGCAATGCGGCATCTATTAATCCGTCATGCGGCTTGCTGCATCGGTCAGACTTCAACCAACTTTCTTCTGGCCAAATCTGCATTGCAGAATTTAAGGCCGCCGCCTTGGTGTTAAACTTTTGACCCTTTGGCATCTTTGGTTTGCTCCAAAATTCCTTCTGCCATTTTTGACTCAAAACAATTTGATGCTTCAAAAAATTTGAAACCAACAATGTTTCAATCACCGCAAATGAATAAGTCATTGATCTTAAACCTGCCGCGCTTGGAGCATGGCCGCCCGGATTTTCAACAATAAAAACTTGATTGCCCGGATGCCGCCCAATTTCTTTGAACAGATTTGATAGTTCAAGCAAATCAATTTTGCGGCCTTTGCCGTTTGGGATTGTCGGCATGGGCATTCTGCTCATCAATTCGCCGTTCTGGTTAATCATTGCAATCCCGCCATCCAGCCCGCAATCAATTCCAAAGTAATAAGTTCCATTGTCCGTGATATTAACTTTCATTTTTGTTTTCTTGGTCTTTGATAATTACCCATTTTAGCATTTTTGCGCCATAATGAATAAGTTGTTGGGTGGATGTTTACGATAATGCAAGCGGCCTTTGAACTTTCCCCGCCATCTCTCAATTGATCAACTTCAGCAATTACTTCAAGCTTTTCATTGTCTGAGATCAATTCTCTTCGGCTTCGGAGCTTTTTTACTTCAAAAAATTCACCCGTCTTTTGCCTGTAAGCTTCATTTTCGGCAAATTCCTTAGCGATCCGATCATGCGCCCATCGCATGAATGTTGTTATAGATTCTGAATGATTCATATTTGTTATTCTTGGATTAAGCCAGTGCCGTTGCAGGCATGGCAGGTTGGAAATTCATTAGTGTTTGGGTTGCCGGGCAATTCGCCATACCCATCGCAAGCTAGGCATTCCTCCGGTTCTTCTTCTTCTGTTTTCATTTTATAAATTAGTTTGTTTTGTTTGACTTGGTTTTAGTTGAGCTGCCTCCATTCTGATTATCTCGGCCTTTACTTTAACCCAATACTTTTCGGTTGCTTGCTTCTTAAACCCGTTTAAACCGCCGTTGTGGATTCTGGCAATGTCTTGTGCCGTTGCCTTGTGTCCCAATCGCTTTTCAGTGGCATAGCGTGCCATGTAGGCTTTAGTGATCTCAATGGCGGTTGCTCGGTCAAATGCATCTTCATGCACCCAATCTTTCCCGGCATATTCTGCCGCATCTTGAACATAAGCTTTATGAAGCTGAAGGCATCCAAATGCCTTGCCGTTGTCGCCAATGGCGTTGTCATTGCCTCCGCTTTCAACTGATATTAATGCGAGTATTAAAGTCATTATTGTAATATTCATATTATTGATTTTTGTGGTTTATGCTTCAATTATTGATTCGGGAAAACAAAAGACATATCCAGAATCAGTTGTGCCGTAAACCATCTTTGAAATGTCCCATTCTGGCCAATGCTTTGCAACTAACTCTTTCACTGCTTCAAAATGTGCAGCTTTACTGTTTAATTCGTGATTGTAAGAAATGGTTGCGTTACAATCGGCAGCGGTTGCTTTAATTCGTGCGCCACGAAAGTTGGTTGGTGCTAAGTATTTGGTTTTAATTGCGATCATGATTTTTGATTATTGATTATTATTATTGGTGTGATGCAGTGTAAGATGCTGCGCCCTGTTGTGACTAGATTATGCGTAAACTTCAGAAACAAGAACCAAATTTTGCAAGTCTGGTTTTGCTGTGCTGCTCATGTGCCAAGACAGAACAAACAATATTTCAAATTCAGCATCAGCCGCACCAGATTCAATTTCTTCAATTCTGGTTTGAAGTGTTGCGGCACGTGCAGCATGCTGTTCTGACCATTTTGAATAACTGCCATCCAAAACATATTGGAAATATTGTGCTTCGGAATTGCCAAGCACCCTCACAAATTCTTCAAAGGTTTTGCAATCAGCACCACGACCATATTTTGCGGCTTGGTTTGAATTCCAAGTTTTGCTTTTTCGTGCGCTGCGAAGATTAAATGATTTGGATTCTTTCACGACAACGCATTTAACGTATTCACGAGCAGAGCAACGTTTGCCGATTTCAATGCCATCTGCTGTGCAGACGAATTGAGTTTTTTTACCTTTAACAGTGGATGTGATTTCGAGTTTCATATTATTATTATTATTGGATGATTGTTGATATGGCTTAGGCCAATATCAGTGACTTTGGGCATCAACCCGCCCATGTCAATACATTCTTTAATAATAATTAAGCTGCCTGTAAATGCGCGCCCTTGCTTGGCTTTGCCTCTGCAACATTGGATGGAAGTCATCCCGGAAGTCATGGATGATGCCACAAGCCTTTCCGTCATGCGGCCGCAACACTCTGCCTGTTGATTGGATTGCCTTGCGTTCTGAACGCCCACAACCCGCCATGATTATTGATTCAGCAATTGGCGCATCAAAACCTTCTTCAATGGCTGATGTGCCAATCATGCACTTCAAGCTCCCATCCCTAAACCTTGCAATTACATCTGCCCTTTTCTTTGCGCCCATCTTGGAATAAACCATTTCCGCGCCCGGAATCCTATTTAAAAGCTTTTGCCCATGCTCAATTGAACCAATCAAAACAATGATGTGCCTCCCGGCTTCAATGTCTTTTTTTGCAATTAATTCAATGTGAATGTCACGCACTCGATTTCCCCAAATGCCAATTTGTTGCGCCGCTTGCCATCGGCATTGGTTTTCCTGTTTTCTTTTTGCATCTTCATTTCTAAACATCCAAGGGAATTTCTTGCGCCTCTTTTCAATCAATTCATTTTCAAATTCATCAATTTCATTTCTTAGATTATCACTTGGCAAATTGTGCCAAATTACCTTGGCCTTTGCTAAATGCCCATCTTGAACCAATTGACCGCGCTCAATCTTGTGAATTGAATTTGAAAACAAATAGAGAATCAATTCATCCCTTTCCGGGTTTCCATTAAATGGAGTTGCCGACAATCCCCACCGGGCAGACTTTGCTTGTTCAATTTTTTTAGCCCAGCTCTTGGCTGCCGCCCTGTGGCATTCATCCACAATTAGCAAATCTGGAGATGTTCCCATTGGCGCACCTGCCGCGCAATAAATTTGCAAATGCGCCTTTTCTTTTATTACCGGGAAGCGTTCACAAGCTGTTTGCATTTGCTCAACTTGCTCTCTGGTATTCACCATAATTTCAATTTGAGCAATGCCATTTCGGTTGTTTAAACAAACAGCCAGAGCAGAAGCCGCAATATGCGTTTTTCCTGCTCCGGCTGGTGCTTGAACAATACCAAATTTAGATTTCGTCAAAAACCTAATTGCATCAATTTGGTATTGGCGTTGTTGCATCTTACCAAGGGTTTTCTACTTCTTCCAATGGTTGTGTTTGGCTTTCACCTTCTTTGAATAGTATGTGGCTTTTGTCATATATAAAACCACTGAATCCAATTTCTGGCCAATGCTTTGTAGGATCGTTTCGGTCAGCATTCATTGTGACTTCAGCAACAAATTTTTTGTCTTTTACTAATTGAAAAAACCCTTCTGAATTTTCCGAGTCTAATTGATCTCTAAAAATTTGAACACCGCAAGACTTCAAGTACATGAAAATCAATGCCCGCGCTTTGTATTCAGATGTTGGCAATGCCAAGTCTCCCC